AATGTATTTGGTAATTCAGGTAATGATCTTAAAATATTATCATAACAATATAAATATTCTAACTCGTACGGCAACTCAGGTAACTCAGTTAACGTATTCCAATAACAAGTCAATTCTTTTAATGAACTTGGTAACTCAGGTAACTCAGTTAATCCTTTATTAATATAATCTATTACCTTTGATGTTATATATTCAAATTTTTTCAAATATTTCATATAGTTATATATTAAAAAATTAAATTTAAAAAATTAAATTAATATATAAAATAAAATAAGACAATGAAACACATTAAAAATATAAATGAATTTAATAATTATACTGAAGATAGTGCAAAGAATGTACCACTCAATTTATTAAATATTGGAGATGAAGATGATGTTGTACAAGATAATGGATTTGCATCTGAATTATTATCATTAAAACCTAATTTGAAAGAATTAGTAAGAGATTTAATGGATCTTTATCAGGATGATAAGAATGAAGAAATTGCAGAGATTCTTGATGAATTACCAGATGATGATAGAGAAAATGTAATAAACGCTTTATCTAGATACGGCGAATTTTTATCTGATTTAGCTGATAGCTATAATAAAAATAAAGTTAGAAATAACTAAATATGAAATATTATGATAACAAATTTTAAATTATATGAAAAACTTAATGATAATGGTGCTCCAAATATAGGTGACTATGTCATTTGTAGCGATCATGAAAATAATAATCATGATAATTTTTTTAAAAATAAAATAGGTAAAATTCTTAATATAAATTATGATAAGATATATACTCATGCTATAACATATGATAACATACCAGATAGATTATATGATAATATAATTAAAGGAAAAAGAACTATCGGAGTTAAAAGAAACAATATAATATATTGGTCTGAAAATAAAGAAGAATTAGAACAAATGTTGCAAGCAAATAAATTTAATCTATGATAACAAATTTTAAATTATATGAAAAACTTAATGATGGAGTGCCTGAAGTTGGTGACTATGTCATTTGCGGCGGTAAATTTTTAATTGGATCTCATAAACTTTTCAGAAACGCTGTAATTAATAATATAGGTAAGATAATAAATTATGATTCTACATATAAATACACAATAAATTATAATTATAAATTTGGAGGTAATATTAATTATTATACTAATTTAGAAGGTGATAATAATTATTATACTAACTCTGAAGATATATTATATTGGAGTAAAGATAAAAAAGAATTAGAACAAATATTGCAAGCAAATAAATTTAATATATGATAACAAAATTTAAATTGTATGAGAATGTATCAAATAAGGGTTTGGTATTATGTGAAGAATTGCCAGTTTATAATATAAAAGATTTAGATTATGATATAAAACTTTTATATACATCAATCCCTGAACCAGGTCAAGGATCAGACTCATATAAAATATGGTTAACTCCTGATTATAATTTTATAGTTACAGTAGATAATTATATTATTAATTTAGATTCTGTAATAATTAATAGAAAAAATAGATATAAAGAACTTATTAAATTAGGTTATGATACATACGGTGACACAAAAGAATATTATATAGAAATTTTAAGTATATTAAAAGAAGTAAAAAATGAGCTTACTAATTATATAAAAAAAGCTAAAAATGGAAAATTAGAGATAGAAATGAATGCTAAAAAATTTAACATATGAAATATATAAAAACATTTAAAGATCATTATAAGAAACAGGTTAGAAAGAATTAATAGAAATATTTAAAAATAAAAAGAAGTACATTTAGTTCTTCTTTTTTTATTTATGATATATTTTAAATTTAGTTTGATCTATACCTATTGGATAATCTGTTAAAGGTGATGACCATAGAACACTAATTGTAACATTTTTATTAAGTTTTTGTGTAATAATATTTTCATTAAAATAATTAATCATTAATGGATTAAATTCACCAGTTGTTAATATATCGGTCACAAATAATTTAATTTCATCATAATTATCTTTATAATTTTGTTTAAAAAATAACCATATATCATTATAATCTAAATATAAATGATTTATATCTGGGATTTGTTTAAATAGGCAAGTACCTTTAATTTTATTCGGTAATACAAATTTTTGATTATTCAATTTACACAATTTAAGTTTTCTAATATAGGTTTCATCATAAAACCAATATATCCAATTTGGATAATCGTCATGAATAACTGGATAGCATGAATTAAATTTATTCCAGAACCAAATAGTTAATTCTTCTTTATTCATAGTATAGTTAATTTAGTAGTATCTGATAGCGGAGTGTAACCATTGCTGGTAAAGTTAGAAGGTGTATATACATTTAATTTAGTAGTGTCTGATAGTATTTTATCAACTTTCACACTTGATAGTAGTGATGTATATAAATTTAATTTAGTAGTGTCTGATAATATATCCGTTATAATTGATTGAATATCATCATAGTTAGTGTTATAATTTTGTTCAAAAAATGACCAAATATTATCGTTATCACACCATAAATATTGATTTTTTAAATCCTGTTCGAATAAACAAGTTCCTGTAACTTTATTATGTAATGTAATTTCTTGATTATTTAATTTACATAACTTAATCTTTCTAATATAATTTTGATCATAAAACCAAAAAACACTATTAGGGAAATCATCATGAGTAACAGGATAGCATAAATTAAATTTATTCCAAAACCAGTTTGTTAATTCTTCTTTCGTCATAATATAGTTAATTTTGTAGTGTCAGACAGGTATTTCTTTTGATGCCCTTATAATTGAAGTGGGGTATATACATTTAATTTGGTAGTATCTGATATGACAGTTATTCCGCGGTTGATCGTTGGAGCTGGTGTATATACATTTAATTTGGTAGTGTCCGACAGGTGATATCCATTAGGACTCCTTCGTGATAAAGGTGTATATACATTTAATTTGGTAGTGTCCGACAGGTTCCAACTTGCTTGATGATTATGTCTATAAGGTGTATATACATTTAATTTGGTAATGTCTGACAGGATATTCACAATTGGATGTATTCCTAGACTCGGTGTATATACATTTAATTTGGTAATGTATGACAGGATTTCTATTATAAGTGATTGAATATCATCATAGTTATCTTTATAATTTTGTTCAAAAAATGACCAAATTTCTTGATAATCACACCATAAATATTCAGATTTCAAATCCTGTTGGAATAAACAAGTTCCTATAATTTTATTAGGTAATGTAATTTCTTTATTATTTATTTTACACAACTTAATCTTTCTGATATATTGCTCGTCATAAACCATATATAACATATCAGGATAATCATCATGTACTACTGGGTAGCATGAATTAAATTTACTCCAGAACCATATACTTAATTCTTCTTTTGTCATATTATAATATTTAATTTACAAAGATAATAAAAATATTTCAATAATAGGTAAAATGATATTATATTATTCATAAATATTACTATCTTCATAACTTAACTTTAAGTAAAATTATTAAAATGTTTAAGTTATTTAATTTATAGGTTAAATTGTTTAGACATTTTTACCTCTGGATAAGTTTTATCAAACCATTCATTATATCCATCCAAATCTTTATAAGGTAAATTACATAATTTACAATTTAATTCTACTAATGATTCAGGTAAAATCGGTAATTTACTTAAATTATTATTACTACAATCTAATCTTCGTAATTTATTAGGTAATTCAGGTAGTTCAGTTAAATCATTTCCTTCACAATATAATTGATCTAATGTATCAGGTAATTCAGGTAATTCAATTATATTATTATTATTACATAATAATATCGTTAATTTTTTAGGTAACTCAGGTAACTCAGGTAAATTATTATTAGAACAAAATAATTCAAGTAAAGTCTCAGGTAACTCAGGTAACTCAGTTAAATCATTAAAACTACAATATAATTTTTCTAATCCATAAAATAACTCTGGTAACTCAGTTAATTGTCTATTTGAACAATTTAATAATGTTGTAATACTCTCAAACTTCTTTATATACTTCATATTATATGTTAAATTTATTTGCATTAAGTATCATCTCTAATTCTTCTCTATCATTACTCCAATAACTAATATCCATACCACGAAGTGCTATTTCATCTCTACCAGTACATAATCCTAAAGGTATATTGTCATAATATATTCCATAATCAAAAGCCATAGTACCATAATACCTAATTATCTTACCTATCTTATCATGAAGAAATTTAGTTTCTTCCTTAGAAACACCATGTAAACATATAACATAATCTCCTACCTTTGGCTTATCCTCATTATACTCAAACATTTTTATAAATTTCATACTCTTATATATTAATTTATATTTACTTAAAAAATCAAGCCAACACAACTGAAGACGCATACCAACCATATCATGTTTTTTCATGCCTTTTCAAGATTTTTTCAAAAAATATCACTTTCTCCCCCACTAAACTTCCAAAATATTTATCATAATTTGAAAATCCTTAATATACAACACCTATCAGATATTTATAAAAAACTTACTTTCTCCCTCACTAAACTTTATATACTAAATTATTCAAATATCATTTAAAATGATACAATCATTTGATAACCAGATAAATAAACAAATTTATTAATATTATAAAAAAAGAGCAAAAATATACTGATAAATTTATACTATAAATGTGCAAATTTGATTGAAATATGAGTAATATATGTTGTAATCATTATTTTTACTGTATAAATTAAATATTAATATATTAAAAAGTAAAAATAAAAACATGAACCAGTAAGGGTGGTCCACACTTTTTTTAACGATCTAAAATAATACGCCTAAATTTGAAGTTAATCAATTACTAATCAACTAATTAACTTTTTTTAAAGATAACTAATTGATATACAGATAGATAACTATTATTAACTATGACAAAATGACAGTTAAAATAACATACACAATTTAATTAAAATTCACAAGGTGATTTTTAATAAAAATATATTAATATATAAATGTATGATAACAAATTTTAGATTATATGAAATGAATGAAGATAACCCAGAAATAGGGGATTATGTTATTTGCAATCAAGGTCGGTCATACTACTCATGAAGGTAATTTTATTAAAAATAAAATAGGTAAGATTATTCGTAATGATTATATACCGAGATATTATCCTTATGCAATAACATATGATAATATACCTGCTGATATATTTGATAAAAAAATAAACAATATAAATGTAATATTATTTAAACGTGATGATATAGAATATTGGAGTAAAAATAAAGAAGAATTAGAATTAATATTACAAACAAATAAATTTAACATATAAAAAAAGAAGAGCATTTGAAGATAATAAAATCAACAAATATAATCCAAGTATAGGTAATATTGTATTATATGATTATTATTTTAATACTGAAAATAACGAATTTTCTCAAGATAAAAAGGTTGGTAAAATACTTCAATTTATCACAGGTAAATGGTTAATAACTGATATAAATAAGGATAATAAATCATATATAATTACCAAGATCTTTAATAATAAGAAAAGCCACATCAAAAGATATTGATGATTATATAATAAGAAATAATGCTAAACAATTTAATATATAATATCAACATTTATATTTCAAAATAATTTTATTATGACATTTAATTTATTGTTATATGACAATTTATATTTTGCGGTCTATTATTTTTCTTTCTGGTGTATATACATTTAATTTGGTAGTGTCTGACAGGAATGTCTTCATTCCAATTTGTGATCCCTCGGGGGTATATACATTTAATTTGGTAGTGTCTGATAGGTTACTATCTTCTATTGCTCCAATAAAATCAGATGTATATAAATTTAATTTAGTAGTGTCTGACAGGCACAGCCACTGCGAGAACCATGTATCAAGCGGTGTATATACATTTAATTTAGTAGTGTCTGACAGGAGACTTGGTGCGTTTCACGTACCGGTACTGGTGTATATACATTTAATTTAGTAGTGTCTGACAGGTGCAATCTTGTTGGCTTTATCCCAGTAAGCGGTGTATATACATTTAATTTAGTAGTGTCTGACAATTCATATTGATCTGACATATAAGGATTACCTGGTGTATATACATTTAATTTGGTAGTGTCTGACAGGATTTCTTTTATAAGTGATTGAATATCATCATAATTATCTTTATAATTTTGTTTAAAAAACAACCAAATTTCATCAAATTTGCAATATAAACATGAATATTTTGAATCCTGTTCGAATAAGCAAGTCCCTATGACTTTATTAGGTAATATAATTTTTTGATTATTTAATTTACACAACTTAATCTTCCTAATATAATTCGGATCACAAAACCAAAAAATACTATCAGGATAGTCATCATGTACTACTGGGTAGCATGAATTAAATTTATTCCAGAACCATATAGTTAATTCTTCTTTTGTCATAATATAATATATTTAATTTACAAAGATAGTAAAATAGATTGAATATTTAGTATAAATCAATAAAAATATCACTTTCACCCTGACCGAACTTTGAATAAATTTATTAGAAATTTAAAATGTCTAATATTGATTAAATATTAGACATTTTAAAAAAAGTTCATTTTCTCCCTGACCGAACTTATTAAATATTAAATTTATCAGTTAATTTTTCAAGTTCATATTGTTCTATTTCATCTGGAGTCATTAATCTTAAATCATCTTCTTCTAAAAATGATATATATTCTTTTATATAATAGACGAAAAAATTATTACGTTTATTATATTTAATTTCATATATGATACCTTTTATATTACTTTTATTTCTATTGTATTTAGTAGTTGATATAACATAATCTCCTACTTTATATTTACTATCACTTAAATATATATCTTCAAATTTTTTAATATATTTCATAGGTTAAATTTATTTACATTTATTAATAAATTGATATCATCTATTGGCATAATTCTAAATTTATACGTATTATTATATTCTATAATAAATTTAGATATTGCTTTTTTAGCTTCTTTTAATGTATATGTTTTAACTGGACGGCCATTAATAGCTGGTATATAACGAAAAGGTTGTAGATCACTTTCACAATCAATAGCTACGGCTAATCCTCTTTTACCATCTGTTACTATTACATATTTATCAGTATTACTTTCAAATTCTTTAATATATTTCATGCAGTTATATATTAAAATTAAAAACTCAGTTAATTAATTTTAACTGAGTTTTTAATTACATTTTTTAAATAATTATGACTTATTTATAATCCAATAAAATGAAATTATACCAGTTATAGTACTCACATATATAATATCAAAACTAGACAATGTTAAATTAGTTATATAATATTGAATAGCTGAATCTAATGATGCTGGTGTTATATTTATAGTATATCCAGTATTATTTAATGGTGAATCTAATGAAACTGTCACTGAAGTAACACCTGTCACTTCTTGATAATAAACTCCACTAATTGTTGGTCCACCAATAATTTTACCATTACCATCAATACAATTATATAATGTTGCATCATTAAAAGAATTAACACCTACACAATTATATAATGTTGCTCCTGATTGTACGTTAATAGAACCAGCACCTACACAATTATATAATATTGCTCCTGATTGAACACTACTAAAATTACCAATACAATTGTAACACGTACCATACATAGTACCATTAAATCCGCCTTGAGTTACACAATTATAATATTGTCCTCCTAAATTATTACTATTAAATCCATTGTCTATTATGCAATCAAAAAATTCACCTGTATAATTTCCAGATTCAAATGCAACTGGAGATTTTATATTTTTAAATATACCAGAATAATTAGAACTAGAAATAAAAATAGAAGAAGTCCCAACTATATTATCAAAAGTTCCACTATATTCAGTAGTTCCAGTAGACCAATATGGGGCATAAAAACCAACATAAGTAGATATATCGCTAAATGTACCAGAAAAAAGAGTTCCATTAAATCCTTCCGCATTATTTATTATTGATATATTATTAAAAGTACCTGAGAATATATTTCCTTGTAACGATCCACCCCCACCAATCGTTATATTTTTAAATATACCAGAAAATTCTGCATCGTTACTTCCACCAAAAATTGGTCCACCTACCATATCTATATTTTCAAATATTCCAGAATATTTAGAATAGCCATTAAACAAATTAGAATTTCCACTAATATTTTTAAATGTTCCTGAAAGTTCTCTGCCTGTATTTGATATATTTCCTTCAAAAAGATCACAATTTTCAATATATAAATTTGGGTAGCTTCCATTAATAGTTATTCCACCATCTTGAAATTTGATTCCATATAATGTAATATAATCTGAATTTACACTAGTACCATCATAGCCTATTTCAACATCTATATTTCCAGTAGATGATATTAAATTTATATACGGAGTATCTAATATTAACTTAGAAGACATTCCATAATATCCAGGATATATAATTATATTAACTTGATTATATAATGTAGGCACTAAAGCCTTTGCAACATTATATACATTCTGTAATTCTATTCCATTTGTGTTAGGATCACTTTTTCCAAATACACTTAAATATTGAGTACCAATACCATCAAATCCAGTAGTAGAACCAGTAGGACCAGTTAATCCACTAATTATATTAGTCACCCATTCTTCACTTGCCAAATATATTATATCACTCATATTATATTTTTTTTATTCATATATATTAAAATTTATTTACCGAATATTACTGTGGTGATATGTTAAAATTAACAATACTTAACTTATAAAAGATTTAATGATATTTAACTACATATTATTAGGTAGAATCAATATAAAGTATTATCTTTGTATTGTGATTGACAGTGTAATGACTGGAGTATATTCTCCAAAGCGGGGCATTACGTAGATGTTAACACATATTTTTAAATGTTATAACTTTAACTGTTTTAACCTACACTTTTTAAACTTGTTAAGTATTTAACTCTTTACAAATGTACAACACCTTTTAAATCAAATACTTACAATGATATACAGGAAATATACAGTATTAACGCATAATTATAGATGTTAATACGGTATATAAAATGCATATAATTATTCAATTTTAAATAACTATGTATCAATGATTTATAAATGTATTAACATAAATCGCATAATAACATATTATGTATAATACTAATTTCCTGCTATAACTGTTAATGATTTGTATATTGTTAAGTTAACATTAAGTAATAAGAAGTTTTTTAACATTTACGTATTACCCCGCTCTCGGGCTCCATGATCCTACGTCCATGTTATCAAGACAAAGATAACGCTTTATATTCATTCTACCTAATATATTTGAGTTAATTTTTGTTAAATTATTGAAGTCACCACAGTAATGTTCGGTAAATAAAAAATGAATTTTTTTAATTAATATATAGCATTACAAAAAAAAAATTAAAAAATGAATTTTTTTAATTAATATATAACATTACAAAAAAAAAATTAAAAATATGAAAAAATTAAAAACGTTTGAAGATTTTAATACTGATACTGATTCAGAATATGATTATGCTTATAAAAACAGAGAAAACATTGCTGGTTTTAATACTGATACTGATTCAGAATATGATTATAAATATCATAAAAATAGAGTATCTGGTGCTGGCCCAGAAAATGGTTCAACTGAATTAATAGATGCAGTTAAACATAAAGATATAGAAGCAGTAAAAGAGTTAATTAAACTTGGCGCTTATGTAGATGAAGAAGATAAACAAGGTAAAACTGCTATTGATTGGTTAACCGATATTAATGATGATACTTATTTTGCTATAAAGAAATTATTAATAGATGGTGGTGCTAATACTGGTTATGGACATTCTCATTATTCTAGTAATATTCACCATAGTGTTTTAGGAGACTAATTAATATTGACATTAAATAAAAAATGTGAACCTTATCAGTTCACATTTTTTGTTATATGTTAAATTTGTTAGTGAGTTTACTCATTTTAAATATTTAAATTTCTTCTGGTACCATTAATCTTATATTCTTATAATGTTAATAAATTTGATACACCACAATAATGTTCGGTAAATAAAAAATGAATTTTTTTAATTAATATATAGCATTACAAAAAAAAAATAAAAAATAATATATTTTAATTAATATATAACATTACAAAAAAAAAAAATTAAAAATATGAAAAAATTAAAAACGTTTGAAGATTTTAATACTGATACTGATTCAGAATATGATTATGCTTATAAAAACAGAGAAAACATTGCTGGTTTTAATACTGATTCAGAATATGATTATAAATATCATAAAAATAGAGTATCTGGTGCTGGCCCAGAAAATGGTTCAACTGAATTAATAGATGCAATTAAACATCAAGATATAAAAGCAGTAGAAGATTTAATTAAACTTGGTGCTGATGTCAATGAAGAAGATGAACAAGGTTATACTCCTACTGATTATGCTTTGTCATCAGGATCTGCAGCTATTTTGCTTTTATTAAGAGAATATGGAGCTAAAGATAAATACCACATAAACATTTAATTTTTGGTAATGTTCACCATAGTGTTTTAGGAGACTAATTAATATTGACATTAATATAAAAAATGTGAACTGATAAGGTTCACATTTTTTGTTATATGTTAAGTGAGATAAATAAAAAAAATAATTAATATATAAGAGTAATAAATTTTAATAGTGAGATAAATAAAAAAATAATTAATATAATATATCATATGAGAAAAATTAAAGATTTTATTAAATTTATATATGAAAGTAATAATGATATTACAAAATTCGAATATGAAATATGTAAAATAATAGATGAGTATAAAGATATAAATAATTATGAAAAATCAAAAAATATACCAAATAGTTCATCAAAATTATCTAATAACTATATTAAGCATACTATAAAAGAAGATTCTATAATAAATGATGTTAGAACATTTTTTTATGATATATTAAATCATTATAATTCGACTTCAAATTTATCTACAGAAAAATTAAATTTATATAAAACACTTGAAAAATTATATTATAAATATCGAAATATATTAAGTACAATGGATATGGAACATATAATAATGAGTTATAAAATATATGACAAAAATATAAATAACGGATTAGTTTTAACTAAAAAAAATTTGGGACTTAGTAAATTTGAAACAATAACAGATTTAAATTATGATTTAAAATTATTATATACATCTGATGTTGATCCACAAAGTATAAATTTTGGGGGAACACAGATAGGACAATGGCAATATAAAATATGGTTAACTCCTGATTATAATTTTATAGTTGCAAAAGATAATGAAATTATTGATTTAGATTCTATGATACGTAGTATGAAAAGATATTATAAAATGAATTTTAATCCTGATCATCATGACGAAAAAGGTAATCAAAAAAATCAATTTGGTAGTACTATGTATTCTGGTGAAATAAAAATTATAACAGATCGTATAAAAATAATATTAGAAGTAAAAAATAAGCTTAATGATTATATAAAAAAAGCTAAAAACGGAGAATTAAAAATAGAAATGAATGCAAATAAATTTAACCTATGAAATATATTAAACACTTCGAAAAAGTAGACTTCATATTCTATTCTAATAAAGAATTAACTGAACTACCAAAATTACCTGACTCATTAAAAACATTATATTGTAACGATAATTATTTACCATATGGTAACCTTGATGGATATAAAGAATGGTACTTTAATTCAATGACTAATAAATTTAACCTATGAAACATATTAAACACTTCTAAAATAGATAGGTATATCCATACATCATCCAGAAGTAATTAACAACACTAAGAAGTTTAACATATAAATAATAACAATGCGACCACATATTATAACATATGTGTGCTTACCATTATATATAACTTAATATATGTACACACGTGTCCACATAAATGTCATAGACATTTACCTTAACATATCATAAGGACAATCATAAGGACAATACTTACATGCAAATGTCATAAACATTTACCTTAACATATCATAAGGACAATCATAAGGACAATCATAAGGACAATCATAAGGACAATCATAAGGACAATCATAAGGACAATCATAAGGACAATCATAAGGACAATCATAAGGACAATCATAAGGACAACACGTCCACACAAATGTCATAGACATTTACCTTAACATATCATAAGGACAATCATAAGGACAATCATAAGGACAACACGTCCACACAAATGTCATAGACATTTTCTATACACATAGACTGATTGATCACTACACTAACATCTACACTACTCATAGTATTATTATCTATACACTACACAGTATATCTTTATATGTATATACATATACTATACAGTAGATTATTATACTCATAAGTTTATACATATAACTATACTGATGTCATTGATTATAATACTATGAATAGTTATTACTATGATATACTTATATCTACCTTGTGATATGAGTACTATTCACCATGATGTGGGCACTACTGGGGTGCTACCCACTGGATGGTATCTGGTATCAATATAAATTAGTGCTGCTAAGGTATCTGATAGCTATGAGAGAACTATTGTGAATTTTTATAGACTTCTTCACGAGATTGTTCATGAAGAGAGGGAGCGAAGAAGTTCATGAACATTTGTCGGAGAACATGACGCGCAAAAGTCTATGACTACTTACTAAGTGTTAACACGAATGAACACTTCAGTCGGATGTTCATGAACACTTGTGTAGTAGACTTGGAGATGGTGTTGAACGACTTGCGTGTATAGGGTGTATAGACAGGTATAGGGCAGCCATGGCGAAAATTGTTAATATTTGTTAACATTTAATCCCATGAAATTTCTCATGAATTGTTATATCAAGTTTGAATTTTTTTTTTGGAAAAAATTTCTCATGAATTGTTATATCAAGTTTGAATTTTTTTTTAAGAATTATTATATCAAATTTGAATTTTTTTTTTTGGAAAAATTTTTAGAGTATTTTACTCAGAATAAATTTATAATAAATTTGAGTTTGAATTTTTTTTTTTGGAAAAATTTTTAAGTAATTTTGTCATATATTTTGAATTTCAATTTTTTTTTTGGAAAAATTTTTAGAGTATTTTGTGAGTTTTTTTATAGATATATTTCAAAATTTTGGATATAGTTTAATATACTGTATAAATTAGTTAGGAATCAAATTTAAAAAATTTTTTCGGGAAAAATTTTTAAGGATTTTCACCAGATATTTTTATTTAGTGACGCGTCTTTAATAGTTAGGTTATTTTACATAGCATTAATATTCGTATAAAAAAATAAGATATTTTAATTAATATATAGCATTACAAAAAAAATAAAATTATGAAAAGTATAAAATTATTTGAAGAGTTTAATACGCTTAACAATAACAAAGTAGACGGTTTAGTAGATTTAATATCAGATAAATTAAAAAATTATATATCAACAACAAGTATTGATGATGCATATAAAAATAATACAATTAAATATAAATATAATGATTATAGAACAAAGTATAATGATTATAGAACAAAGTATACATTGCATACTTATTTAAAAGCTGCAGAATTTGATATTATATATTTAGGTATTAAAATGCATATAGAATTTAGTGATGATAGAGATTGCAATACGCATGGTTATGAGTTTGATAGATTTCCAACTTGTTCTAATGGTTGTATTAATTTAGATATTATGTTATTTAATATAAATGAATATGATAAAGAAGATAATAATCGTAAAGAAATAGATTGGAATAGTATAAAGAAAGATATATCAAATTTCTTTTATTATATTTTCGATCCATATAATATTGGTATTTATCAGGCTGATAACTTTAATGAAAAAGAAAATGATATTGATAATACTATTATTGATAATACTATTTTGATGAAATTATTATATACATTTAATCAATATTATGAATTAGATAAAAATACAAAAAAAATAATTTATAGATTTAAAAATAAAAAATCACAAGCCTCTTTGAATTTAGATTGTGTAAAAAACTTAGCAAAAAAACTTGAAATATCAAAATATTTTGATTATGATATAGTATCAAAATATCAAGGTATTGTTAATAATATATTAAATTCTAAAGAGCATCAAGAAACTATAAATAATTCGAATTCTATTGGTATAACAGCGATATTAATAGCTTGTAAAACTAATATTATAGGATTCATAGAAAAAATATTGAAAGTTCCTAATATAGAAATTGGAAAAACTCAAATTGATTTATTATCTGATAAAAATAAAAATAAATTTATGCTAAAAATATTCTCTGATAATTATCCATTTGATTTATTAACTGATGAAAATAAAAAAATAATTAAAAAAGATTTTCCAGAGTTATATAATGAATGGGAAGTATTACATGATATTGGTAACTTTAATATGTAATAATAAAAAATAAGATATTTTAATTAATATATAGCATTACAATAATGAAAATGGGAAGTATAAAAAAAATAAGATATTTTAATTAATATATAGCATTACAATAAAAAATCAGAAGTAAATGATAACAGCATTTAAATTATATGAGAATAAATTGAATAAAGGATTAATATTAACTAGTGATGATTTAGGTGTAGATTCTATAGAAGATCTTCCTTTAGATTCTATTTATGATGATATAGAAGTTTTAGAGGAATATCAAGACCCTTATCAAGGAGGAGAAATATATAGGATATGTTTAACTCGTGATTATAATTTTATAGTTACATATGATTGGGATATTATTGATTTAAAGGATAGGATAATTGAAATAAAGGATGAAATGAGTGATAGTGATGATAAAAAAATTTATAGAGAAATATTACAGTTATTAAAAGATTTAAAAAAAGATCTTAGTATATATATTAAGCAAGTAAAAAATGGAACATTTGAGATAGTAAGAGCAGCTAAAAATTTCAATATATAAAAAAAAATAAAAAAATGTGAAATTAGAAATTTACGCAAAAAATTTGACATGGAAAAATTTAAATAGTACTTCTCGTTATAATAATGAGAAAGGAATGTATAGCTATAAAAAATGAATATTTTAATTTAAAAGAAGGACAATAGGTTCTTCTTTTTTTATAATTTAATTTTTAATATATATTATAAAAAATAGTATGAAATATATTAAATACTTTGAAAATGCAATAACAAAATTAGATTTATCAGAACAAGATTTATATGAATTACCTGAGTTAGCAGTTACACTAACTATATTATCTTGTCATTCGAATAATTTAAGAAAGTTACCAGAGTTACCAAAAAATTTAATAGAGTTATATTGCTGGGATAATATATTACTTTCTTTACCTAAATTACCGAATACATTAAAAAAATTAGCATGTTCGAATAATGTATTAGGAAAATTACCTAAATTGCCAGATAAATTAGAATATTTATCTTGTTGTGAAGATGATTTATATATATTAGGAAAATTGCCAGATACTTTAATAGATTTGCATTGTTCAAATAATACATTAAAAAAATTACCTATATTACCTAAATCATTAATAGAATTATACTGCATAGGAAATGAATTATATGAATTACCTGATTTACCTAATAAATTAGAGTTTTTAGACTGTTCAGATAATAACTTAAAATTTTTACCGAAAATTCCTGATACATTAGAAGAATTAAATTGTAGTGATAATGATTTGGGTGAGTTACCTGAATTACCTGATTCAGTAGTCGAATTAAATTGTAGTGGTAATAAATTACCTTATCGTGATATAGAAGGATATAGGTTATGGTATAATGAATGGTTAAAAATAAATAATCCTATAAAATATTATGCTAATCAATTTAATATATAAGAATAAAAAACTATGAAAAAATTAAAATATTTTGATAACTTTATCATAGAATTTAAAAGTTGGTACACAGGTAATGAAACAAGTGATTTTGAAAAAGAATTAGATGAATTTATTAATGATTTCAATAAGTATAAATCAGCACAAAAATTTTCTAATCATGAAATGTTAAGAAACATTTTAAATGATGTTATTGTAGAACAAAATTATTCGACAGTAAATTTATCAGTAGATGAAGCAAAATTAAAAAATAGGTTAATAAATATAGTTAATAAATATAAAGATACTGTAAGTGATAATGATATGATAATAGTATATAAAATTCTTATAGGAGATATTAACAAAAACATATAATATGAAATATATAAAATACATTGAAAGAATAGCATCAGATTATTTTAATAAAAATATCATTAGATTATTCTAATAAAGAATTGGCTTAATTATATAAGTTATCAGATAACTTAGAATATTTATATACATTTAATTTAGTGGTGTCTGATAGTTGATATTGAGATGGAGATGGGAAAATTCTTTTCCGAGGTGCATACACATTTAATTTAGTGGTGTCTGACAGTATTTTAGGTTCTTTATTCCTCATAGAGATAGGTGCATACACATTTAATTTAGTGGTGTCTGACAGTCTTCCAGAAAAAAGGGATGTACTAGGTTCCGGTGCATACACATTTAATTTAGTGGTGTCTGACAGTTCCTGAGTATAGAATCCGCTATATGGTTTTGGTGCATACACATTTAATTTAGTGGTGTCTGACAGTATATACGTTATAAGTGATTGAATATCATCATAGTTAGTGTTATAATTTTGTTCAAAAAATGACCAAATATCCATATAATCACACCATAAATATTGATTTTTTAAATCCTGTTCGAATAAACATATTCCTTTTACTTTATCTGGTATAGTAATTTCTTGATTATTTAATTTACATAATTTAATCTTTCTGATATAATTTTGTTCATAAAACCAGAATATACTTTCTGGATAATTATCATGAGTAACAGGATAGCATGAATTAAATTTATTACAGAACCAAATTGTTAATTCTTCTTTTGTCATATAGTTTATTTGTATACATTTAATTTGGTAGTATCTGATAGTTTGTTTAAAGTCTCGTTATAAGCCAAATAAGGTGTATATACATTTAATTTAGTGGTGTCTGATAGTAGCTTATTGTCAATTAATATAAATAATTTAGGTGTATATACATTTAATTTAATAGTGTCTGATAGTATATCCTTTATAAGTGATTGAATATCATCATAGTTAGTGTTATAATTTTGTTCAAAAAATGACCAAATATCCATATAATCACACCATAAACAATCTCTTTTTAAATCTTGTTGGAATAAACATATTCCTTTTACTTTATCTGGTATAGTAATTTCTTGATTATTTAATTTACATAATTTAATCTTTCTGATATAATTTTGTTCATAAAACCAGAAAATTGAGTTTTTATAATCATCATGAGTAACAGGATAGCATGAATTAAATTTATTCCAAAACCAGTTTGCTAATTCTTCTTTTTTCATATAGTTTCATTATAAGTAATATTTAGATATTCGAAATGTAAAAAGAAATATGATGTATATACTGATAAATTAATATCATTTTTTTGGGATGTTATTTCTGAGAGAATATTATAAGGAAGTACATTTTTATATTTATAATCAGGTAATTGTTTTTTTAATATATCAGGTGTAATTATATCAGAAATTATATCATAGTCATAAATATTAATATTATTTTCAAATGTTATCCACGTATTATAGTCTATATACAGAATTTTAGATTTTGTATTTTGAACAAATAAGCAAAGTACATTTTTAACAATATTTAAATTAGGAATTGTTATTTCTTGATTATTTACTTTACACAATTTAAGTTTTCTGATAAAATTTTCGTCGTATATCCATAAAATTAAATTAGGATTATAATCTGTTTTAATTGGATAGCAGGAGTTAAATTTATTAATGAATAATTTTGATACATCATCTTTGTTCATATCTCATATATTTTAAATTTATAATTAGGAATGCGTCTTCAATAGTATTGTATTTAATATTTAATAATTAATGATTTATAATTTTAATTAGGTATATAAATTTCTGAATAATTTTCTTGATCTACTCCTACTTCAGCGAATTCGCTAAACATGTATTGTGATAATTTTAATTTAGTGAATTTAAAATAATATGATGGTAATATTAACATATTTTTTTTCTTTTTTTCTTTTAATTTTAATTTTTGTTTTAATTGATTTTTAGATAATATAATTTTTATTTTTGTTTTAATTTGATTTTTTTCTTTTTTTGTAAGCACGCTCATACTCATACTCATATATTTAACTGGTGTGAATGATTTAAATTCTGTTGATTTTAATGCATCAATCATAAGGAATTGAATATCTTCAAAGTTATTTGAATAATTTTCATAAAAAACTGACCAGATTTCATTATAGTCAAAGCATATTTCTTTATTTATGATATCTTGTTCGAATAAACAAAAACCATTAATTTCTTTAGGATTATTTACTTTTTGTTTATTTATTTTACCAATTTTAATTTTTCTAATAAATTGGTCATCGTAGTACCAGAATATATATTTATTATTTATAATAGGTTTGACAGGATAGCAAGATGATATTTTATTTATAAACCAATAGCTTAATTCTTCGTTATTCATATTTTTAGTCATAAATTATTTTTTATTAGTTAAGTTAGTATTCAATAGTATTGTGTTTAATATATAGGATTTTTTAAATAATCTGTTAAATTAAAAAAAAGAAAGATATTCATCAAATTTATAAATACAATCACTATCGTATTTTTTAAGGGTTCTAATAAATTTATCATCATAAATCAAAAATAATATATCAGTATTTTTTAAATTTTTCAATATGTAGCATAAATTTAATTGATTAATTAGTCAATTTTTTGTTTGATTTGTATTCATACAATTTAAAATTATTATTTTTAAAACAATACTTTCCAGTTAGATTTTGCTAATAGGCGTCATATTTTAATTTTGATTTATCTACAAATAATATAGATGTTAACGATTGTGACATTACAGTATATACATTATTTTCATTATTTATTATATCAGATACAAAATATTGAATATTATTATAATAAGAAGAGTAGTTATTTTCAAGTACTTTCCATATTTCATTATAATCACATATAAATAATCTATATTTAATATTTTGTTCGAATAAGCATTTACCTTTAACTTTAATATTATTTATTTTTTGATTATTTAGTTTACACAATTTTATTTTGCGTATAATTTTATCATCATTCATCCAAAAAATAGAATCAGGTATATCTTCGTGTTTAACGGGATAACAAGAATTAAGTTTATTAATAAACCAGCTACTCATTTGTTCTTTATTCATAGTACATTTTAAGTTCAATTTCAGAACATATTTTTAAAATATCTATTCCTGTAATAATATCAACTTTATATTCGTGTAAATCGATATTAGAGTCCAATATATGCTCAAGATATGATCGAATAGAAAGGAAATTATTAGTAATATAATTTTTTGAATAAAATGACCATATTTCATAATAATCACAAAATAAAACTTTATTTTTTGTGTCTTGTTCGAATAAACAATGTCCTTTAATTTTAGTAGGTGCGGTTATTTTTTTATTATTTAACTCACACAATTTATTTTTCCTAATATATTGATAATCATAAATCCAAAATATTCTATTAGGAAATTTATCACTAATAATTTGATAGCATAAATTTAATTTAGTTAAAAACCAATCGCTTAATTCTTCGTTAGTCATATTATATTATTTAATCAACAAAGGTACAAAAAATAATTTAAATAATAAAACTTTTATATCAAAATTATTAGTTATCATTTTTATATTTTTAATAATTAATATATAATAAAAAAATAATATTTTAAATGACAAATATACAATTAGCAAGTGAAGATTGGGTTAATAGTGGTAAAACATGGGAAAATGTTGTTAATACAGTAAAATCTATTAAATACGGTAGACTTTATAATTGGTATGCTGCAACAGATCCAAGAGGTATTGCTCCTATTGGGTGGCACGTACCAAGTCAGACTGAATGGCAAACTTTAATTGATTTTGTCGAAGTTGGGAGTTTAGGTACGGCAGGTGATAAATTAAATAATACAGGTAGTAATATATATCAATTTGATTTATTTTCAGGTGGAAGAATGGTAGTTCCCTCTACTCATTTCTCCATTAGTATTAATTCACAGGGATTTTATCAAACATCAAGTAATTCATTTTTAATTGGAGATAATACAGAAGTTCCTATATTTAGAGTAAACGAAGGACAGCCATGGGCAGAAGTTTTAAATGTCTCAAATAATCAAGGAGGTTCAATGCAAGAAGGTTATTCTATTCGCCTAATTAAAGATAACTCAACTAATGAAGGAGATATAATAATTGATGGAGATACCTATCACTCAGTAACAATTGGAACACAAGTATGGTTACAACAAAACCTTGCAGTAACTCATTATCAAAATGGTGATCCTATCCTTTCAGATTTTAGCGGCACGGTAGGGGCAGTTTGCGCTTACAATAACGACGAAAGTAATGTTTATGACATTGTAACAGTAACTGATCTTACTCATATTGAGCCTATTTTATCAAAAATGATTTATGTAAACGCAGTTGATTTTAAGTCTTTGGTTGAATATCCTGATAATGCGACTGCAATTTCAGCTGGATTAACAGCTGGACAGTTATATACAACAACAGGTTCTTTAAAAATAGTATATTCAATAGCACCTTAAAAAATTTTGCATTATATGATTTGAATATTGACAGTATATGAAGAATTAATAAAATATCAAAAATTAAATATTATTAACTAGTATTTAAAAACTTTTTTATTTACATTATATATAATACACATGACAGAAACAATTGAATTATTAGAGAAAGAAATTTTGTTATTAACTGAAGCCAGAGATGATATTGGAAAAGCGTTTAATACTTTAAAACGTGATAACATTGAAGATGAACATCTTATAGAGTTGTATAATAAATTTGATAGCAAATTAAAAGATTATCAAAATTCTATTGATGATATTAGAGAGAATAATTTAAAAAATTGTGTTTCAAATTAATAACGGTTATATGAAACCTTTGGATAATCATATAACTTCCTCGCCAGGGATAAAAGCTATCATGTAAAGTGATAGCTTTTTAGGATTAAAATAAAGAATAAAAAATTAAACATATGAAATTAAATGTAAATATTGACATAGATGATATTTTAGCTTTTATTGATATTAAGAGTTTGGAGCAATATATTCGTAGAAGAAAGTTAGAAGAAATACAAGAACAAGGTTCTGTTACTAATTCTACTTCAACTATGATACCAATGCAACTAACTAAAAAAATAGAGTTAGATTTTTGTGGTGATTCATTTGATGGTGATTTATTTGATATATCAGATAGTAATGCTGAAGATTTTTATTATAATAGTATTGATAAGAATAATAGTATTGATAAGAATAATGGTTGTGACGAAATAGATATTGATGAGTTAGATGATTTCGATGACTGTTTCAGTTTATAAAAATATAATTATCTATATAAAAATGGTATGCAATATAAACCCTATAAAGGTGATTATTTCATACCATTTTTTATGACTATGATTATCCTAAAGAATCTATACTCATTATAATATCTTTATGGGTAGTTACTACAATTCTATATTGGTCATATTCGTATGGTTTAAGTTTTAGTTCATCATCTTTAGTTCCAACAAATATATGATAGTGTCTTGGTAGTATTATTGCTCCGTTATCTTTCAATTCATCTGTACCATTATCAAAATTTATAATACTATTAATATTTAGATTTATTAGATATTTAAAATCTATTGGTTGTTTAATAGTAGATACATTATTACCATATTGATTCACTCCTACTCTTGGTGGTTTATATATTCCATTCATATCACTATATATAATAATATATTCATCTGATTTAAAAATATTTTTATTTATAATGAGTATATTGTTTATTTTTTAATAAAAAATGAATGATATTTTTTATATATAATATAAAAAATAAACTAATTATGATAAATATACAATTAGCAAGTGAAGATTGGGTTAATAGTGGTAAAACATGGGAAAATGCAACTGGTTTTACAGCTGCTACCACTGTACATCCAAGATGGAATGATAGTGGTAACCCTTCTGTCTATGGTACTGATAATTTTAATTTATCATTATTTGGTAATGGTTATAGTAATGCTGATGGAAGTTTTGGTACTGGTCCAACAAATATAATTGGAGGAGGAGGTTTTTTTTGGACTTCTACTGAACAAGATAGTACTACTGCAACAAGGTATTCATTATATGCTTCATATACTTCAATGTATTTAACTAATAATCATGGAAAATTTGGAGGGTATTCCATTAGATTGTTAAGAGATGCTACTATAGATGAATTATTATTAACAGATGGAACAATTATAAATGATGCGTATTCTGATTATGAAGGACACATTTATTCTGGAACTAAAATTAATAATAAAATATGGTTAAGAGAAAATTTATACACTAAATTTTATTCAAATGGAGATTCTATATTAACTTTTGGTGATGATGATGGACAGGGTCGTTATGTATTTCAATCGTTTGACGGTATGCCAACTATAATACCAGAAAAAATATATGGATTACTTTATAACTTTCACGTTATACCAGATTCAAGAGGTTTTATTATGACTGGTAGTACTTTTTCAGTACCTCAAAGTTCTGATATTTCTGATTTAATTAACTATATTAACGAGACAAATTCAATAGCAGGGAATATTTTAAAATCAACTAGGGAGGTAAATTCACCTTACATTATACCTGATCCTACTCATATTCAACCTATTTTATCAGAAATGATTTATGTAAACGCAGTTGATTTTAAGTCCTTGATTGAATATCCTGATAATGCTACTGCAATTTCATCTGGATTAACAGTTGGACAGTTATATACAACAACAGGTTCTTTAAAAATAGTATATTAAATACCAGCAGGTTAAAAATAGCATAAAATAATTTTAATATAAATATTTTTTATATTAATTTATTTATAATTATAATTTTATTTATAATAAAAATAATAATAAAAATAATAAAAATAATAAATAAAAATGAGCAAACAACTAATTAATATTGGAACATCTCCAAATGATGGAACTGGCGACAATTTAAGAAATTCATTTATTAAAATAAATAATAATTTCAATGAAGTATACGAATTTTCAGGCACAACTGGTGGGGGTGGAGTTACTAATGTAACATATA